CACGTCCTCCGCGCTGGCATCCTCGGCGTTGATCTCGCCGACAATGCGCGCCAGCACGTCAGGATCGACGGAGCGGAGCAGCTCGGTCTTTTCGATCTTGCGAAAGACCGGCCGCCCCTCCCCGTCAATCAGGCGGTGCACCAAGGTCATCACCATGGCCTCGGCGCTCTTGCCAGCGTTGGCCAGCTCCATGATCTCGCCGAGATTGTGGAGGCTGATGCCGGGCCGGATGTAAACCGTCGCCTCCCACTCGGGGATTTGCAGCTCACGCGGCTCAGCGCTCAGCTTGGCCTTGTAGTGGCTCTTTGCCCTCTCCAGCAAAGTGCTCATGCTTAGACCGTGGTCTCAGTGAGGGCGCCGGTGCCTTGCAGGCTCACCGATGCCTCGACCAACCCGTCAAAGGATGCCGTGCGGCTCACCTCGGTCACGATAGCGGTGCCCGTGTAGTAGGTGTCCGTGGAGGCGTCGCCTTCGGGGTAGACGGCAAAAGTCACCTCGGCGCCAATGGTCAGTGCGCCTTGGCCGGTGGTGTCCGTCTCGTCCCAGAACACGTCAAGGCTGCCCGTGAACGTGGTGAGGCTCGACTTGTAGGTGCGCGCCGTGTCGCCCATGGACGTGTCCTCAAGCGTGTCAGCGCTCTCGGCAATGGTCCAAGTCCGAACTTCGGCCACGGTGTTTGCGCCGACTTTGACGACGCCTTCGCTGCCCTTGTGAGTTGCCATGCTTAATCCTCCAATGCCACTGGGGCGTCATCGTCAGCCGGAAGCTCCGGCACTTCAGCAGGCTCAGCCACCACGGCCCAGCCCTTCGATTCCATCAATTCTACCTTATCTGGGCGAACGCGGATAATAGTTGCCGCGCCATCGCTCATCTCAATCAACGTCATGCTCCCACCTCCACGTTGTCCTCAAGCGTCACATAGTCGACCTCGACGGTCAGGGTGGCCCGAGCCACCGGCTGGTCGCCGTCTCCCGAGAAGTCGCTATCGAAGGCGGTGATGCGCGTGTCCTTCGCGTTCCCGCCACGGGTGCGGTCGGTGTAGAGCGCCTCCTCAATCTCCACGCAGGCGGCGTCGAGGGTGTCGTCATAGGCGGTATTTGCTTTGACGTAGACGTCGACGCTCACGTTGAGCACCCGCACCTGCGTCCGGGGCGGCGTGATCGTCGCGTAGTCGGTCGCCTCGGAGCTCGTGTAGATAGCAAGACCGGGCAAGCGATCCTCAGCGATGGGATAGACGCGGGTCTGATAGACATTAGCGCCCGTCGTCGCCAGTCCCGTCAGCGTCGTCTCGATGTCATCGCGGATCAGCTTGCGAACGTGAGCCATCAGGGCGCCTCAAGCATGAGCTCAGTGATGCCGGTGCCGTCGGGCATCACCACTCGGATCGTGTAGGTCACGCCACCAATAGCAAGGGTGGCGCCTTCCGTGGCACCACTTAGGTCTGCGGTGCGTGCCGTGACTCTGGGCTGCGTGACAGCAAATGTTGAACCACCCCCAACGTCAACGGCCTCATAGGCGTTGTCGAAAATGACGGTGAGAGCAGTCGACGCCCCTCCTCCAGCAGGAGTGAAAGTCGCAGCCACTCCAAAGTCAGCGAGGAGGATGAGTCGATCATCGGCTGTCTCGACGGCCATGGTTTAGTCCTGAGCCTTGCGCGCACGGGTACGGCGGCGCGGCTTGGTTTCTTCACTGAGGCCCACTGCGCGATCTGCGACGGGCGCCTCTTCAGCGTGAGGAGCAACGCGCCCCATCGCCATCAATTCTCTGGCTTCGGCATCATCGAGCTCGACCAGTGCGCCCATCTTGCGGACCCGGCCAGCTGCTACGGTGTTGCGGAGCACTTTGTATTTCATAAAACCCCCAGAGGATCAGGGGGCGTTGCCGCCCCCGTCACCTTAGTGCTTAGGCTTAGCTGCCGCCGTCGTTACCGAGGCAGAAGCTCACAGCGTTGCGCACTGCCACGTCGCAGCTCTGGAGAGCCACCACGCGCACGGTGCCGCTGGTGCTGGCGGTGTAGGGATCGACCACGATGTCGAGGCCGCCGAACATACCGACCAGCAGGTCGCTGAAGTTGCCGAAGTAGGCGTCGCCAGCTGCGGCTTGGTTCGAGACGATGCCCCGATAGCCGTTGATGGTCCCGCCGGGCTCAACCACAAATTGGGCCGTGTTGGTGGCCTTCTCGGTGGTCTTGAGTGCGCCGTACATGGCCGCGCCCATGATGTAGGCCAGATTGCCGGTGAGGGCGTTGTCCTCGGCCACCTTGGTCTCCATCTCAACCACTTGGGCGAAGGTCGGCACGAGGTCAGGAGCAGTCCCGAAATCAACGGTGTTGATGCCGGAAGTGTTCTTGATGCCCGTGGGCTGACCGCTGGAGCCAGAGCCGGAGAGCGCGCCCAGGTCGATTGCGAGAGCAATGGCCTGTGCGAGATCGTCGCGGATCAAGGCTTCTACGTCCAAGGATGACTGGATCAAAAGTTGCCGCGTAACATCGCTAAATGCGCCAAGCGTTTTCGGCGCGAGAGAGACCGAGCCGACCGTCATTTCCGATTCAGAAGCAGCCCCGCCTTCCGTAGCGATCCAGCCAGCGGCTGCTGCTGCGGTTTTCTTGGGGATCTTCACGTCGCCGGAGAGGCCGTTGAGCATCCGAGCACCGGCTTGCATGACGGAGCTGCTGTTACGCAGCACGTCGATGAAGTCGCCGCCACGGAAGTCGTCGGTGAACAGAGCGGAATCGTCAGAGCTGTTCAGGTCACGCTTCCAAGTACGGAGCACTTCAGCCGGGAGCAGGATGCCCTGTGCGGCGCGGCCGTATTGCTCGGCAGCTGCACGGGAGCACTCAAACTCGAACGCAGCGGCTTCTTGAGCGCGGCGGTCGGTCGGGTTGGCGAGAGCGTGGATTGCACGAATGATGGAGAAGCGCTGCTGCTCCTTCTTCGTCAGGCCAATCTCTTGAGCCTCAAGGGCGCGCTCGGAGCCGATCACTTCGAGGAGCTCACCACGGAACTCTTCGACGCTCTTGCCCTCTGCGATTGCCTTGCGGGCCATCTCGCCTTGATTGTGCCGAGCACCGAGCTCGACGATTTGCGCAGCACTGCGCTGTGCGGCTTTGCGGGCTTCCGCCTCGACTGCCGCGATGTCCACTTGATCGGTCATGGTGACCTCCTTGGGATTGTTGGACTCAACGGTGATTTGAGGAACGTGCCCGCTGCGACCAACGCCGACTGTCACGTCAGCGGGGATCGAAACGATGCTTGCCTCGACGGGGCGCCAAGATTTGGCCACATAGGTGTCCTTCTCTTTGCGCTCCAGCTTGTTGATGGCGTAGCCGATTGAGACATTCGCACGGATACCGTCCACCACATCATCGAAAACCTCGCGGGCAAGTGGGCCTTTTCCAAAGCGCACCGTCGCACGGAGTCGCCGTGCCGAGCCATCGAGGTCTACCGATTCGATCACGCCAATCTGCTGCTCGGGGTCATGGTCGAGCAGAAGCGGGGCGCGGCCGCTATTTAAGAAAGAAAGATCAATCGCCTCGGCGGAGTGCTCAAGCACCTCCATACCGAAGCTGCGCTCAACGGGGGCCTCGGAGGAGACGGCCATGCGCACTCGGCGCTCGTCAGCGTTGACGGCCTGCGGGTCGAGCTCCATGGCCCGATGCACCACCTCGGGAGCAGCTTTGCGCTCCTCGGCCTCAATCTCGGTCTCGGCTGCCTCGACCACTTCAGGCTCAACCGTCTCGATCTGTTCTTCGCTCATCGTGCGTTCCTCCGTCGCCGGCTCAAACTCCAGCGGTTCATAGCCATTATCTATCAACCACGCTTTTGCGTCATCCACCGACCACTTGTCTTTATCAAAGCGGATGCTCTGAATCTCGCTGGTGCCATCCTTGAGCCCGAGGATGATATGGATGCCATCGCCTAGCTCATCATTCATGCGACGGAAGCCATCGTATTGGTCGGGATCGCGAATTCGCGCAGCGTGCTCGTTTGGATAGGGCCGAGCCTCTTGGTAACCGCGATCCGCATCATCTGCGTCATCCATGCGGTCGGAGATGTTGATGGCCCAGCTGCGGCCGGGATCGCCGGCCCATAGCGCCCACGCTATCCGCCCAGCGGACGGGTAGCCGTCCTCGCCGGGACTCCAGCCTTCGCCCTGCTTGTCCACCTCGTGGCGGGCGAAATAGGACACCATGCGCTTCACGGTGTCGAAGCTGAGCTCGCGCCGGTTGCTGATGTCCCGCGCACGGGCCACGCCCACCTCGGTGCCGCCGCGTCCGTACTCCTCACGCCAAGCAAGGCCGCGCTCGGCCTCCTCGACCATCCCGTCGGTGGGGGTGGTGCTGATTTCCACGCCTTTATAGGTCGGCATCGTCTACCACCTCCGGCACCACCGGCATCTGCTGCGCCGCATAGGGCTCAAGGGCGTATTTCACGCCAAACTGCGCCATGAGCTCGCGATCCTTGGCGATCTGGGAGAGGAGCTCCTCAACGTCGCGGCCATAGTTTGCAGCCACGTCCTGAAGGGAGAGAATCCCCGCCTTCATGCCGGTGATCGCTGCCGTCATCTCCTTCTGCGGGTCCACCCAATTCCACGCTCGGCCCCGGAACTCAGCAGCGTCAGAGAAGCGCTCAAACTGCCGGACGGGGATGCCGAAGGAGTCCACCTCCATGGCAGCCTCAAGCCATGCGTCGAAGGTAGGCCGCACGAAGTGGTCGAGCATGAATTGCTGAAGGGTGCGGTAGTAGTCCCGCTCCTCAAGGGCGCCCTGACGGATGCTGCTGTAGGACGTGGCCTCAAGGTCATTGGAAAGGCTCGTGTAGCTCACCCCCAGCCCAGAGGCGACGCCTTTGAGCACGCTGGTGTGGAAGGCATCGAACTCATTCGAGGGATATTGCGGGTCGAAGCTCTTGAAATCGACGCCCTGCGGCAGCTGGTGGAAGGTGCCGGGCTGCGCGTCCATGATCGGCACATTGCCATCCATGTCATCAGCCACGAAGCCATCGCCGCTCGGGCTGGTGAAAAAACCCATCTTGCTCGCGCCCACTCGGGCATTGACGATGGCCGCCTCACGCAGCGCGCCCAGCTGCTTCATCGAAGCAAGGGCCGGGGCCATCCACGGCTCGCCCCTCGTCTGCCCAGCGCGGAGCGGGCGGAAAATGTGGATCACCTTGCTCGCCTCAATCCGCCGATGCTTCGGGGAGCGCGTTTGCGTGGTGAAGTCATAGTCGCCGGGGTGCCCGGTCAAGATATGGTAGGCCACCGGCTTGCGGAAGCGGTCGAGCTCCACGCCCATGCGGATCTCGTTGCCATTGGGCAGGCGCTCGCTCTTCTCCTCGTCGATCTGGTCCGGCTCAATGAACTCAAGGGCGAAGGAGTCGTGGAAAGAGGCGCCACGGTGCTTGATGATGAACACCTCGCCATCGCGGGCGAGCCCCTCCATGACCATCTTCTGCACGTCGTTCCAGCTCATCTTGCCGTCGACGGTGCAGTTGCCGAGCCGTCCCCAACGCCGGAAGGCAGCCTCGACGGCATTGTTGCCGCTCTGATCCAGCCGGCCGACGGTATCAATTGCCTTGACCTGAAGGGTAAAGCCGCGATCTCCCACCACGTTGGTCTTGAGGAGCTCAAGGTATCGCTTCGCGTATTCGTTATTCCGCGCCAGCTCACGGGTCCGCGCCCGCATCCTTGAAATTACGGGGTAGAGCTCCGAATCTGCACTGCGCTCGCTGCCGGGGAAGTCAGCAAAAAGCCGCCCAGTGCTGGCGGCCGCGTAGGATCGCTTGAAGGTCCGGCCCCTGACAGGCTCTGGGGCGGGCTTCTTCTTGAACCAGTCAGCGATCCCCATGCTTAAAACCTCACTTGAATGGTCGAGCCGTTTTTCTTCCCGCGCTTCACGAGCTCTTTGTTGGTGTGCTGCACCACCTCGCGGCGGTAGTGGTCACGCGCATCGAGGAGCTCTTGAAAGCTCAGCTTGGTGAGGCTGCGGCCGGCGATGGAGTAGGACGCGACGTCGGAGTCGGCCTTGCCGGCCAGCAGCGCCTCGATCTTGGCCAGCATGATCTCGGCATGAATCCGAGGATCGGCTTGGTTATCGTCCATGTCGGGGATGGCGGTGAAGTCCCCGATGTCGACGACGATGCGATTGCCGCTGGCCGTCTCCGTGATCTCAAGCTGCCAGTGATAGAGGCCGGGCACGAAGTCCGCGCTGGTCTCACTCGACACCGTGAAGAGGTAGTAGTCATCGGTTGAGCCAGCCGCCTGCGGCAGCTTGATCTCATTAGCACCCCCGCCCGTGATCCGGGCCACATATTCGGCGGTGTAGCCGTCCCCGGTCGGGTAGTCATCAGCAACATCCGAGCGCTTCCATTGCAGGAAGTCACCGACCACGATCTCGGTGGGTTCACCTTCCGGGGCGTTCGCTGCGTCGAAAAGATTTGCCATCGTCACCGCCAACTGTTCACGAAGCCGCCCACGCGCTGCGGTCTTGGGATGAAGCCTTGCCGCGCCGGTGCGGGCGGCGCCTTCTCCTCGGTCTCCACCGGGGCTGCATCCAAACGGGCAGCCAAGGCGTTAACGTTCACGCCAATGATAGCATGAGCGGCCATCGCGTACACAAAGCAGTCTAGGGCCTCGTTTCGGGGCCGGGTCTTAATGAACTCCCGCCGCTGAAAGCCCTTGTGATATCGGGTCACGATCTTCTCGGCGGTCAGCTGCTTGAAGTATTCATCGGGCAGGGCGTCGGAAAAGTGAATGTAGGCCGGCCCCGGATCCGTCACCTTGAGCCGTCCGAAGAGCGCGTCCTTCACGGTGTGCACACCCACCGGGAACAGGGGGCACTTGCCGACGTTGTTTTTGCTCGGCCGCCCCACCATGGCTTTGCCTTCGCCGCCCACGCCCTTGATGGCGAACACGCGGCGCCCGGCGTTGCGCTTGCAGTACGAATAAACCGCGTTGGTGTAGTGGCCCCCCGAGTCCACGCACGTCGAGCGGATCATGATTTGCCTTCCCGACTCCGTTTCGTACTGGGCGAACAACTTGGAGTCCAGCGCCGTCCAAAGCTGCGGCGTCGAGGGATCGCCCCAAAGCGTGTCATGGGATAGCACCCACGTCTCATCGTCGCGCCCGTGGCCCAGCAGCGTCACTTCAAGGCGGTTGTCCTGCACGTCGACGCCCGCCGTGAGCACGATCACTTCATCGGGGATCGAGGGCAGCGGCTCGCGCCTTTCCGCCAGCGCCCAGTCGTCGACCGTCTCCCCTTGGTCCTCCCACGTCTCGCCGAGGTAGGTGTTGGTCCACACCCGGAGCATTTCGGGGCTCTTCTTCGCGGCCATGAAGTCGCGCACGCCGTCCGCCAGCGGCGTCCATGGCGAATACATCCCGTTTATGGCGAAGCCGGCCACGCCGGTGAAGGGCCTAGACGCCCTCCATTCGCCATTTCTGATCGCCCAGATGCGGTCGGCGTCGGTCCACAAGGCGCCACACCCTTCGCAGGCGTAGCGCGCTGTTTCGGGGTCTTTGTCGATCCATTGCACATTGGCCCACTTCAGCACTTGGAACTGCTCGCAGTGGCGGCACGGGACATGATAGCGGCGCTGATCTGACGCCTCAAAAGCCTGCTCGATGCGACTTGCGCCCTTGTTCGTGGGCGTGCTCACCATGATGACCTTGCGATTCCAGAAGGTGGCGGCCCGCTTCCGCGCCAGCTGGATGGGGTCGCCCTCGGTGCCGGCGCTCGACGGGTAGCGGTCCACCTCATCGCAGAGCACCAGCCGGATCGGGCGGGAGGCCAGCCCCGCCGCACTGTTGGCGCCGACCATCGTCAGGGCGCCACCGGGAAAGACCTTGTGCAGCGTAGTGTTCCCCGAGTCTCGCGCCCTCGGGTCTTTGATCTTCCCGCGCAGGGCCGGCGTCGAGCGCACTAGGCCAGCGGCCACGCGGTCCTTGCTGAACGCCTGCGCCATCTCAAGGGTGGGTTGCAAAACCAATATCGGGCAGGGGTCGTGGGCTATGTGGAAGCCGAGGATGTTGAGGATCGCCTCGGTCTTGCCCAGCTGAGCTCCGGCCATCACCACCACCTCGGGGGTCGCCGGATCGGAGCAGGCGTCCATGA